CTGTCAAAAAGTTGGGCGCGGCGGATTTTTGGGAAACTTTTTCGGCATTTCCGCAGCGTGATGCGCGGAAACGTCCAGTCCCTTCGCCGGTAAGCTGGACGCGCAAAGCCAGGGAGCACGCCGCGTCACGGCCGTTCCCTGGCTTTCATCATTCGAGGAATGGCTTCGGCGCATGGCTGACACGATCGAGATCGCAGATGCGCCGGCATGGCTCACCGACGAGGGCCGCGCGGTGTGGCAGCTCGCGGCGCCATCGCTGCGCCAGGCGGGCATGCTCCTGCCATCGCACGAGACGGCCTTCGCCCGCTACTGCGATCACGTGGCGCGCTGGCGCAAGCTGCGCGACAAGGTCGAGGCCACGGGCGAGACTTACGAGACGGCATCGAAGCACGGCAAGCTTCAGCGCATCAACCCGGATTTGAACGCCATGCTACAGATCGAAGGCAAGATCGAGGCGCTCGAAGATCGCTTTGCATTAACGCCGCTGATGCACTGGAAGCTGCGCGAGATCCGCCAGCGCGTCGACGGCAGCAGCCCGGCACCGATCGGCTTCACGCTGCCACTTGACGACGCCGACGACGAAAATGGCGCGAACACCGCCGCCGCCAATCCCTCGGCGGCTTCTCCCTTCGGGATTCTTAACTGATGATAGCCAATGTTGATTTCATAGAGATCTTCGCGGCGCAGGCGTTGCTAAATCGCAAGCCCGGCGACCGTAGGACGTTTGCCGATTTCGTTAGTGCTGGCCGTTCTGCCATCGACACGGCGAAAGCGTCTGGCGCCTCGCAACGCGAAGCGGCTGACTGTTTCCTCGCTGCATTCGGGATTACTTCTCGCACAAAATGACCTCACTCGCGCGCATGCCCGACACTTCGCCCGACCTTGCGAGAATGCCGGCGCATGTGCTGCGCGTGGTCGCGCTCACTCCGGGTGCCTGGTACGACCAGAAGCGCGCCGACGCGGCCGTGGCCTTTTTCGCAAAATACCTGCGCGGCGTCGAAGGTATCTTTTACGGCAAGCCGTTGCGGCTGGCGGCCTGGCAGGAATTCGACATCATTCGGCCGCTGTTCGGCTTCCGCAGGCCCGACGGCACGCGCCTCTTCCGCAAGGCGCGCCTCTGGGTGGCACGCAAAAACGGCAAGACGACGCTGGCGGCCGGCGTCGGCCTCCTCGTGATGGCGGGCGACAATGAGCCAGGCGCACAAATTTACTCGATCGCGACCAACGAGGATCAGGCCACGCTCGTCTTTCGCATCGCGAAGGGCATGCTCGGCCTTTCGCCCGCGCTGCAGGAACGGCTCGAAATCTTCGCGAAGAAGATCGTGCGCACCGACCATCTCGGCGGCGAGTGGGTGCCGCTCACCGCAAAGCCGAAGGGCAAGCACGGCCTCAACACGCATCTGAAGATCGGCGACGAGCTGCACGAATGGAGCGGCGGCGACCTCGATCAGTTTGTGCGGCAATCCATGGCGGCCCGCGCGCAACCGCTTGAATTTGACACATCGACGGCCGGCGAGCGCCGCGGCTATGGTTGGGAAGAGTACGAGCAAGACGCGAAATACCTCGAAGGATCGCTCGAAGATCCCGAAAGACTGATCGCGCACTACGCGGCGCCTGCCGATGCCGACTGGCGCGACGAGGCGGTGTGGCGCGAGGCAAATCCGAATTGGGGCATTAGCGTGCGGCCCGAATTCATCGCCTCGGAATGCCGCAAGGCGCTCGACAATCCGAGCAAGGAAAACCATTTCAAGCGCTATCACCTGAACATCTGGACCGAGCAGGCGGTGCGCTGGCTGCAAATCCATCGCTGGGTGCAATGCTGCGACCAGGCGCAGCCGGATGCCTGGAAAACCATCCTCGACGAGTGCCGCGGGCGGCCTTGCTACATCGGAATCGACATCAGCTCGAACCAAGACCTTTCGGCGGTGCAATATGTCTTTCCCCCTGCGGGTGGCGATCCCCATACGCGAGTGGCCTGCCGACTTTACGTCCCGGCCGATAATATCGATCTCAGAGTCAAGCGAGATCGTGTTCCTTACGACAAATGGGCAGCGAGTGGCGCGCTTGCGGCGACTGAGGGCAACACGATCGACCAAGAGCGCATTTTCGAGGACATCGTGCGCGACGCCGCGCCCTTCGCGGTGCGCCGCGTCGGCATCGACAAATGGAACACGGGCTGGCTCGGGCCGAAGCTCGTCGCGCATTTCGGCGAGGACATCCGAAAGAAACCGCGCGTGATGATCGTGCAGCAAGGCTATGCTTCGATGTCGCCGGGCGCGAAGGAGCTGGAACGCCTCGTCGTCGCCGGCATGCTCGACCATGGCGGTCACCCGGTTCTCAAATGGATGGCGAGCAACGTCGCCGTGTCGATCGGAAAGCAGGGCGACATCGTGCCGATCAAGGACAAGTCGACCGACCGCATCGACGGCATCGTCGCGACCATTATCGCGCTCACGCTGGCCATGGCCGACGCCGTGCCGGAAGGGCCGAGCATCTACGAACCGTCGCACCCGGACTATCGCGGGCTTATCAGGCTTTAGGTTTACAAGCATAGCCGAAGAGGAGCGCCGCGCGCTCGGGGCATAGGTTAGCAATAGCCGAGACAGCCCAATGCCTCGCTAGGACGAAACCCTAGCTAAACAGCGGCAACTTACTTCGGACGGAAAGAACGCCATGACCTTCTCATCGCGCCTCAAAAGCCAAAAACCGGCGATTTCGGCGGCCCATGGCGGTGCCAGGCGCGATCCAGAAGTCGAGCGCTTGCTGCAAATCTGCCAGCTGCACGGCGATCTCGACGCGCTTTGTGACCGCGCTCTCTCGATGCCGCCCAGCGATGAGCGCGATCTTGTGCTGGCGGAAACCCGCGAAATCAAGAAACTGATCGGCGAGCTTCGGAATGGCTAGAACCAAGACGGCAAACGCGCTTGTGCCCTACCAGGCGCCGCGCGCCGAAGGCACGCTCTCGCGCTGGGCGAAAGGCCTGGCGGCCGGCGTCGCGCGCGCCGTTCGTCCGCAAGCCGCACTCGACATCCGCGATCCCGTCTGGCAGTCCGTCTTGCAAAATGGCGGCTTCGGCGGAACGCCCTTCCTGCCGAGCGAGGCAGGCGTCACCGTCACGCCCGACATGGCGATGACCGTCGCAACCGTCTGGGGATGCGTCAGCCTCATCGCCGAGACGATCGCCATGCTCCCGCTGCGCCTTTACGAGCGCGAGGGCGACTATGAGACGATCGCCGAGGGCCATCCCGTCGACGACATCCTCTTCCGCCGGCCGAACAGCGTGCAGACGCCGACCGAATGGAAGCGCTTGATGGCGGCGAGCGTCGCCATGCGCGGCAACGGCTTTTCCGTTGTCAACCGCTGGCGCGGCGCCGTGCGTTCCGTTGTGCCGCTGATATCGGGCCGCATGGCCGTGCGCCAGCTCACCGACATCACGGCGCAATATCAATACACCCATTACGAAGGCACCTATCAAGAGTTCTACACCGGCGACAGCGAGATCATGCACTTTCGCGGGCTCTCGACCGACGGCGTGCGCGGCCTTTCGCCCATCGCGGCGGCGCGCAATCAGCTCGGCCTCGCGCTGCAACAGGAAAATCACGCGAGCAAGCTTTTCACGCAAGGCGCGCAGCCGATGGGCGTCTTGAAGACGCAACGGCCGATGACGAAAGAGGGCGTGCAGCTCCTTCGCGACCAGTTCGACGAGACATTTGCCGGCGTCGGCAATTCACACCGCACCATCGTGCTCGAAGAGGGCATGGACTGGTCAAAAGTTTCGATGAACGCCGAGGAGACGCAATTCCTCCAGTCGCGCAAGTTCAGCCGCACCGAAATCGCCATGTTCTACCGCATCCCGCCGCACATGATCGGCGACGTGGAAAAGTCGACATCGTGGGGCAGCGGCATCGAGCAGCAAGGCATCGGCTTTCTCACCTTCACCCTGCAGCCATGGCTCACGAATTTCTGCGAAACCATCAATCGCGACCTGCTTTCCGCCGCCGAGCAGACGCGCTACTTTGCGCAATTCGACACCTCGCCGCTCACGCGCGGCGACCTGGCCAGCCGCTCATCGGCGCTGATTAACTTGAAAAATGCTGGATTCATAACCGCAAACGAAGGCCGCAAAGACCTCAACATGAATCCATCGAAGGAGCCCGGCGCCGATCGGCTCCTCGTGAGCACGAACACCGTCTATCTCGATAGCCCGCAAGTGCGCGAAGGCATCAACCGCACCGCGCAGGAAATCGCAACGAAGATCCCGCCGAAAGACCAGCCCGCGAAAGTCTGACCATGCCCCAAAAATTGAGCCTGCCCAACCGGCCGCCAGCGCGCCGGGCCGAAACGCCGCGCGCCTTTGTCGAAACCGCGAGCACCGCGATCGACATCTATGGCGACATTGGCTTCTGGGGCATCACCGCGGCTGACATGCTCGCCAAGCTACGCGCGATCCCGGCCGACGGCGAGATTCAGCTCCGCATCAACTCGGGCGGCGGCGATGTCTTCGAGGCGATCGCGATTTATAACGACCTGATGGCGCACCCGGCGAAGGTGACAGCCACCATCACCGGCGTCGCGGCCTCGGCGGCGTCCCTCATCTGCATGGCGGCCGACGAAATCGCCATGATGCCCGCCTCGAAGCTCATGATCCACAACGCGTGGTGCATGGGTCAGGGCAACGCCGACTATTTCGAAGGCCTCGTCGCGGATCTCCGCTCGATCGACGCCTCGATGGCGCAGGCCTACGCCGCGCGCTGCGGCAAGCCGGTCGATGAACTCGCCGCGATGATGGCGGCCACGACCTGGCTCGGCTGCGACGAGGCTGTGGCCATGGGCCTCGCCGATCGCGTCGAGGGCGCGATGAAAACGCCACCAGCCGAGCCCGACGGCGACGAGGATCAACCCGGCCCTGGCGATGGCGACGGCGACGAGGGCGCAACCCCTCGCCGCGCGCAAGTCGCGCACGAGCACCCGCATTTTGTACAGCGTGAACCTCTGTCAGTTGAAATGGTGGCCATGCTCGAAAAGCTGGCCGATAAATCGAAAGGAATCGGCCATGCCCGAAACACGGCCAACTGCTGAAATGATCGAGGAAAGCGTCGCACGCCGCGCCGCAATCCGATCCGAACGGGGCTTTAACGACAGCGATGCCAGCTTGCGCGAGCGCGCAAATGCGGCGCTTGCCGCGCTTGAACGCAACACTTATGCGGCTCGAACAGACAATGAGGCGCCCGAAACGCAGCGCGAACGCGCTCGGGGCGCCGTCGATCCCGTGCTGCAGGCTCGCCTCGACGCGCAGGATCGCGACTTTGCCGAGATCAACCGCGAACTGCGCACCGTTCGCAACGCGCTATTGCTCCGCAATGGCAGTACCGACACCGAAGCCGATGAGCGCCGCGCGCTTCCCGAATACCAGGCCTATCGCGCCACGATGCGCAACTGGATTCGCGGCAAGGCTAACGACGACGCCATGCAAGCCGCAATCCGGCCCGCATTCCAGGCGAAGGCCATCACCTCGGACGATCCGAGCGGCGGCTTCCTCGTGCCATTCGAACTCGAAAAGCAGATCGAGCGCGTGCTGCAGACCGTTTGCGCGATGCGCGGCCTGGCCACCGTGCGCGGCATGACGACGGCGGTTTACAAAAAGCCGTTCAACGTCGGCGGCGCAACCGGCGGCTGGGTAATGGAGCGTGACACCAGGCCCGAAACCGTCACGCCAAAGCTTGTTATGATGGAGTTTCCGGCGTTCGAATATTACGCCATGCCAGCGGCCTCGCAGACCATGTTTGACGATGCCGACTTTAACGTCGAGGGTTGGCTCGCCGAAGAGGTTGCTATCATCGCAACCGAAAACGAGGGCGATGCCTTCATCAACGGTGACGGCGTCGTGAAGCCGCGCGGCTTCCTGAATTACACCATTGCCGCGAATTCCGGCTACCCGACGAAAGACACGACAACGCCAAGCACCTTCGCGCAAATAGGCTATATGCCAACCGGCGTCGCGGCGGCGCTTTCCGACAGCACGCACAACGGCGAAGACGCGCTCCTCGACCTGTATCACGCGCTTCGGCCCGGCTATCGCAATGATCCGAGCGTCGCCTGGCTGATGAGCGACTCCACGCTGGCCCTTGTGCGCAAGTTCAAGGACAGCTACGGCCAGTATTTGCTTGCGCAGCCCATGGGCACGGCCGACCAGCCCGCACGGCTCCTCGGCAAGCCGGTCGAGATTGACGAAAATATGCCGACCGTCGCGGCGAACAGCTATTCCATCGCCTTCGCGGCCTGGAAGCGCGCCTACCTCGTCGCCGACCGCGTTGGCATGCGTCTGCTTCGCGACCCGTACAGCTCAAAGCCTTATATCCTGTTCTACAATACTCGCCGCGTCGGTGGCGGCGTGCAGAACTTCGAGGCTGTCAAGCTTTTGAAGACGGCCGCATCTTAAGCCCTGGCGCGGCGCCCAACGCGCCAGCCAAGCCAGCCGGAAGCTCCTCCCCCATCTCAGCCGCTCCGGCTGGCTTCTCCCTTTTCAACCGCTTTCGCGAGGACACACCATGCCCAATATGAAGGACATCTTCGCCACCATTGGCGCAAAAACCATTTTGGCGCCGTTAACGCGCACCGCGACCGCAAACGGCACCGTGATCGACCTGCAGGGCTATAAATCTTGCTTGCTTCTGATCGGCACCGGCGTCGGCGGCATCACCTTCGACGGCACGAATAATATCACATGGGAATTGCAGGACTCGCCCGACAACTCGACCTTCACTGATGTCGACATTACGAAGGTTGTTGGCCTCTCCGACGCATCGCTGACAAGCGGCGTTGTCCGCAAGTTTTCGGCGGCGCATGCCGCGGCTTCGCTCGACGTCGTCTGCTACACGGGCGGACAGCGCTATATCAAACTAATCGCCAACTTCAACGGCACGCACGGCACTGGCACGCTGACGCAAGCAATCGCGCTTGTCAGTGACTCGGCCTTCCAGCCCGTGAACGCGCAATATGCGGTCGCGAATTAGTCTCAGTTCGGCGTAAGCGGCCAGGTTATCCCCTGCCTGGCCGCGCAATTCCGAGGGCCTGCCATGTATCTCGCTCGCACAGTCGCACCGACGGGCCAAATCCTGACCCTCGACGAGGTGAAGGCGCAGCTTCGCATTCCGTTTACGGATGAAGATGCGCTGCTCGTCGACTATGTCGCGCTTGCGACCGAATATCTGGAAGGCTTCAACGGCCGCGCCGGTTATCTCGGCCGCGCGCTTCTCACGCAAACCTTCGAGCTGAGGCTCGCCGAATTCCCGGCCTATGCGGAGGCCGCGGCCGTCTACCCGAACGGCTACTCGCCGTCGTTCAGTGTGGCGCCGGCGATCGTGCTTCCGATGCCACCGCTTCAAAGCGTGACATCGATCCAATATCTCGACAGCACGCGCACGCTGCAGACCATGGACCCGGCGACATACATCGTAGACACCGAGACGCTGCAGGGCCGCATCACGCTGCCGCAAAGCCAGGCGTGGCCGACCGACGTGGCGGTCGAGCGCGACGCCGTGCGCATCACCTTCGTGGCGGGCTACGGCGACACGGCTTCGAGCCTTCCATCTGGCATCAAGCAGGCCGCGAAGCTGCTCATCGGCATGTATTACCTCAACCGCGAAGGCGGCGCGGACACGAAAGGCGCGGGCTTCGGCTTTGCGCTCGACGCGCTTCTCTCGCAACATCGCATCCCGGGATTCTGACCATGGGCGCAGGCGACTTCAATCAGCCAATCACCTTCGAGCAGCCGGTCTATACGCCCGACGGCATGGGCGGCTCGACGCTCACATGGACAGCAATCGGCAATCGCACCTTCGCGAGCATTCAGCCCGTGATCGGCGCAGGCGAGCGCGAGGCCGAGGGCGCACTGCGCGCGACAAGCACTTACGCAGTCAAGCTCTTCCGCCGCGAGGACATCGACGAAAGTATGCGCATTCGCTGGAAGCAAAACACGGCCGAGCTCATCCTCAATATTCGCAATGTGCGCCGCGGCGCGCCGCGCGAGCTGACCATGACCATCATCGCCGAAAGCGGCGTCACGCAATGAGCCAGGTCGCGCGCGGTAAACAGGATCGGTTCAGAGATGCGAAGACGCGCGCGCTCCTCGCCGTCGAAACGGCCGCAGAGCAGGCAGCGAAGACCGTACAGGCCGAGATCGTTGCCCGCGTGCCCGTTCGCACTGGAAAGGCGAAAGCATGGCTGGCGAGCGACGAGGCGCTCGGCAAGCTGCATAAGGCTGGCGCCTGGCGCTTCGGCCTCATCACGCCGGAACTTCGCCGGAATGCGCATTATCTAATTTTCGTCGAATACGGCACGAAGGGCTACATACGCGGCCAGATGCGAAGCTACACGACGAAGGGCGGCAAAGTGCGCGCGAAGAAGGTATCAAAGCCCATTCCAGCGCGCCCGGCGCATCCCTTCTTCCGGCCCGGGCTCGACGCCGCGCGCGGCAAGGTCAAGACGATAATCACGCAAGCGGCAAAAGACGCGCTGAAAGACTGATATGGCCCTCCACGAGCTTGAAGTGCATCAAGCGGTCTATACTGCGCTGACGGCGGCGCTTGCGCCTGTGGCGGTCTATGACATCGCGCCGGAAAATGCCGACTTTCCCTTCGTCGACATGTCGTCGCAGCAGGCGCTTCCGATCACGCATGGCACGCCGCTCGTCGGAGACTTCGCCGAACATCACCTTTATCTCACGGTGTGGAGCAACTATCGAGGGCAAGCCGAGGTGCTCGGCATCAACGCGAAGATCCACGCCGCGCTTCATAATCAGCAACTCATGCTTAGCGCGGGAAACGCCGTGCTTTGCCAGATTCAGTCGGCCGAAAGCCGGCTCGATGCCGACGGGCTCACGCATCAGGGCGCCGTCATTGTCCGCTTGCTCGTCGCCAATTAGGAGGCCTTCGCCATGGCAGGAACACCAACGAAAAACGCCGGAATCGTCATGTCGATCGGGGCCGCGCCTGGCGCGCCCGTCAGCGTGCCCATCAGCGGCTTGACCGACATTCCGGAATTCGGAAACGAGCGCAAGGCGATCGACGTGACCGACCTTTCCAACAAGTGGCATCGCTACATGAAAGGCCTGAAAGACGGCGGCAAGCTCTCGCTCGCGGGCCAGTTTCGCGGCGACGATCTCGGCCAGCGCATGCTCATGCAGGCGACAAATACCGAGGCGAGCTGGTTTTTCCGCGTGGTGCTTCCCGATACCAAGGGCACGAACGGCTCGACCTATGACTTCCTGGCGCAGGTGCTTGCGTTCAAAGTCGTGCCCGGCAAGATCGACGGCATTGTCGAATTCAAGTGCGACTTGCAAATCGATCAGTCCGTCACGCTGACAGCGGCGGCATAGCATGACGGCTTTGCCCGAACGCCATGGCGCGCACGCCGAGCAGATCGAGCTAGGCGGCCGAGTTTATCACATTCGCCGCACCTTCGACCTGATGGTGCGCATCGAGGAACGCGCGGGACCGCTGATGGCGATCCTCCGCGCGATCAACGACGGCCAGCGCGATATCGCGACGCTTCCCGTTGCGCGGCTCGCCGAGGTTTACATCGCCATTCTCGACGGTGAAAACGTGCCGCGCCACGAAATCGAGGATCATATTCTTGCCGTCGGTCCTATGCGCGCGATGCAGCCCGTCGCGAGGCTCATCCTCAATCTTTTCGTCGGTGACGAACGCTTTCAAAAGCGCATCAAAGCCGCGACCGAAGGCGGTGCTGCGGACCCTCAGACGGCCGCTTCATCCCCTGGTCCGACCTTTTTGGAGCGGCAAGCCGACTAGGCTGGACACCAAGCGAGTTCTGGAATTCGACCTTCTATGAACTCACGGCCTGGCTGCAGGCTCGATACCCCGAAACGCCGGAAGCGCCACGGGAAACAGACGAACAGAAACACATACGCATCGCGGCCATGCTCGAAACCATGCCCGGCGTGCGCAAAATCGCTTAACCGCAAAGGAGACGGCCATGGCCACCTATTCGACGCAGCAAGCCAGCCTTACGGCCGGCACCACGCCGACCTATAACAGCGCGAACACGTCGGGCGATCTTGTCGCCGTCGGCACGTCCGAGCGCGATTATCTCCACGTTAAGAACGCGGCGGCGAGCCCGGTCACGCTCACGATCGCGCCGCAGGTAACAAGCGTCTATCAGGATGGCGTCGGGCAGATCACACCACCAACGCTTAGCATCAGCATTCCCGCAACAACTGGCGAAAAGATCATTGGCCCGGTCCCCTCGGCCTATATCAACAGCGCGGGCCAGGTGGCGCTCACATGGTCGAGCGCGACGAGCGTGACCTTCGCCGCGATCACCCTTCCGGCCGTCAGCCGCGGCTATATGTGATGAGCGACGCGCCACTGCACCGTCAGAAAACGGCGGTGCTGCGCGCGTATGAAATCCTCGCTGAGATCTATCCCGCGCGCATCGCAGCCAAAAAGGCCACGGAAGACGGCGCGCGCGTGCATCTCGAAGCGCTCGAATCCGCAATGCGGACCCTGGATAAACTCGACACTGGATCCTATAGGCCGACAAAATGAGCAACGCCGACTTGACGGCCATCATCGACGGCGACACGAAGGGCCTCGTAACGGCGCTTGGTGACGCCACCGACAAGCTCAACGTCTTCCAGGGGACCGCGACATCGTCGCTCAAAAAGGTCGACGATGATTTCGCGTCACTGGCGTCGAGCATCAAGGAAACCATGGGCGAGGTGAAAACGGCGCTCACCTTCGCCGCGCCCTTCGCCGCGCTTAGCCTGCTTCATGACCAGCTCGAAGCCGGCATCAAGGATTGGACGAAAATCGGCGACGCGGCCGACAAGGCGGCGCTCTCGACCGACTTTTTTCAGACGCTCACCTTCAAGGCCGCGGAAGCGCATATCGAAACTGACAAGCTCGCCGATGGGCTTAACAAGTTCGCGCAGCAACTCGCCGAGATCAAGCACGGCCATGGCGATTTCTATGACTGGCTGAAGGACAATGACGGCACGCTCTTAAAGGCGCTGCAGGGCGTCAAAACCGTCGACGATGGCGTCAAGGCGTTGTCCGATGCCATGGGCAAATCCGACAATGTCGTCGAAAAGTCGCGGCTTTCCATCCAGGCCTTCGGAAAAGATCATCGCGACCTTTATCGCGTGCTTGGCGACGGCGCCGATGCACTCTCAAAGGCGGCAGAGGAGGCGCGGCGCTATGGCGTGATCGTCGATGAAAGCGTCATTCGGAAGGCGCAGGAATCGAAAGACGGCGTTTCGGCTGTTTCCAATGTGCTTATGACCGAATTCCGGACGGCGCTTCTCAATATCGCGCCGCTTCTGCAGGATGTCGGTCGAATGGCTGTGGCAATGGCAACGGGCATGCGCGAGCTGCGCGACGCGGTTTCCTCCTCGGCCTCGGCAATGAGCGATGCGGGCCTCGACGCGCAGCTTAAGAGCCATACGAAGAATCTCGCCGATCTGGAAGCGCAGCTTGAACGGCTGCAAAGCGGCAAGGGTGCGGGCGGCTTCTTGCCAAGCTGGCTTGGCGGCCCATCAACTGATGACGATAAAATAACGGAGACGCTGAAAAAAAAGCAGGAAGAGCTTGCCTTTATCAAGCAGTTTCAGGATGAGATCGACAAGCGCAAAAAGGAAAGCGCCGATCGCAGCAAGGCTTTGACAGACGACTTTTTTTCTAACAATGGCGAGGAAAAGGACAAAGACAAGGCCTCAAAGCTCCTCGAAGGCCAGCGCGCCATGGATGAGCTTATGAAGAAATACTATACCGACACGCACCAATATTATCAGGCGATCGAGGCCGACGCGCAAAAGGAAAAGGACCGCTTCAAGCAGCTTCTCGAAGAGAAGAAGATCACCGCACAGCAATATCAAATTGCCATGGTGCTTATCGCGAAGGATGAGGCCACAAAGATCGAAGAGGCCTACGATCACACGCGCGAGCACATTAAGCAGGCCATGAGCACACTCTCGTCGGAATTTGAGAAGATTTTCCAGCAATGGCAGAGCGGACAGAAAGTCACGCTGGCCTCGATCGAGAAAGACCTCGCGCAGACGATCGAGCGCATGGTGCTGAAGGCGGCCGTGCTTGAGCCGCTATTTGGAACTGGCAAAACGGGGCCCGGCGAATTCGGCCTCGTCGGCGACACGGCGAAAAGCGTCATGGGCGGCGGTTTCAGTTTGAGCAGCATCTTCGGCAAGCTCTTCCATGATGGCGGCGTCGTGGGCTCTGGCGGCGCGGGCCGCATGGTTTCGCCGAGCACCTTCGCGGGTGCGGTTCGATACCACGAAGGCGGCATCGCCGGCCTTCTGCCGGGCGAGGTGCCCGCCATCCTGCAGCAAGGCGAAACCGTGATCCCGAAAGGGCAAAGTGCGCTCGGCGGGGGCCATACCTTCAATATCAACATTCAGACACCGAATCCCGGCGCGTTCAAGGAAAGCCAGGGCCAGATCGCGGCCATGCTTTCGCGCGCGGTGGCGCAGGGAAACCGTAACCTATGACGACGCCCGCTTTTCACGAGGTGCGCTTTCCCGTCGGCATCTCGCTCGGCGCGACGGGGGGGCCGGAACGGCGCACGCAAGTTGTGACGCTCGGATCCGGTTTCGAAGAGCGCAATCAGCAATGGGCCAACTCGCGGCGCAGCTATCAAGCGGGATATGGCGTCAAGACCGTCGACGATCTCTATGCCGTGCTCGCCTTCTTCGAGGAGCGCCGCGCCAAACTGACGGCCTTTCGCTGGAAAGATTGGTCCGACTTCAAAAGCTGCTCGCCTTTGGCCGTGCCAGAAGCCACCGACCAGGGACTTGGCACGGGCGATGGCGCGACGCATACTTTCCAGCTCATCAAGACCTATGGCGGAAGCTTTTCGCCCTGGGTGCGCACCATCAAAAAACCCGTCGCTGGCACGGTGCGCGTCGCCGTGGCTGGCACTGAGCTGCTCACCGGCTGGACCGTCGACACGACGACGGGCGTCATCACCATAACGGCCGCGCCCAGCGCTGGCCAAGCCGTCTCAGCCGGATTCGAATTCGACACGCCCGCGCGCTTCGACACGGACTCGCTTCTGGTCAACCTCGAACAATTCAACCTCGGCGCCATCCAGCACATTCCTATCATCGAGGTGCTGCTATGAGACAAATCCCGACGGCGCTGCAGACGCATCTCAACACGGGCGCGACGACGTTGTGCTGGGCCTGGCGTATCACGCGCAGCGATGGCGCGAAGTTCGGCTTCACCGATCACGATGTCGATATCGCCTTCGATGGGACAACCTTCTACGCCGCGACCGGATTCACCGCGAGCCAGATCAAGGAAAGCGTCGGGCTCAACGTCGACAATCTCGACGCCGATGCGGCCTTCCAATCGGCCGCACTCACCGAATCCGATCTTGCCGCCGGGCTCTACGATAACGCCACCGTCGAGCTTTGGCGCGTCAACTGGACCGACACGAGCCAGCTCGTACTCGTGCGCAAGGGCACGCTCGGCCAGGTCAAGCGCAAAGAGCAGGCCTTCACGGCCGAACTACGCGGGCTCGCGCAACGTCTGCAAGAAAATACGGGCCGCACTTATGGCTTTCTCTGCGATGCTCAGCTCGGCGACGCGCGGTGCGGCTTTACGCTTTGGACGGCAAGCGGCGCGGTGGCTGGCGCGATCGATGGGCATAGCTTCACAACGTCGAGCCTTGGCGCTTACGCAGATGGCGTTTTTACAAATGGACTTCTGACATGGATGACGGGCACGAATGCGGGCGCGAAAATGGAAGTGCAGCGCTATGCAGGCGGAGAGATAGCGCTCTGGCATAACATGCCTTACCCGATCGCGCCGGGCGACACTTTCACCGTGTCGCCGGGCTGCGACAAGCTCGCGGCCACATGCAACGGCTGGTATAACAACATTGTCAATTTCCGAGGATTCAACCGAATCCCCGGCGACGACATTCTCAGCCGCTACGTTAATGCGGCCGATGCGAGGCTCGATGGCACGTCCATGTTTAGCTGATCGCATGGTGGGCATCGACACCGCGCTGCAAAACAGAATCGTCGCCGAGGCGCGAAGCTGGATCGGCACGCCCTACCATCATCAGGCGGCGACGAAGGGCGCGGGCTGCGATTGCCTCGGCCTCGTGCGAGGCATCTATGCCGAGGTGATGGGCAAGCCGAGTGAGGATCCTCCGCCCTATTCGCAGGACTGGGGCGACGCCACTGGCGAAGAGACGCTCCTCCTCGCGGCGGCGCGTCATCTGCATCTTGTGCCGCGCTTGGATGTGCGGCCCGGCGACGTGCTTGTTTTTCGCATGCGTGAAGGCCGCGTCGCCAAGCATTGCGCGATCTTATCGGCACCCGGCTGGATGATCCACGCTTGCGAAGCCGCGCCCGTCTGCGAGGTGCCCCTCGGCCCATGGCGGCACAAGCTTGCGGCCGTGTTCCGTTTTCCGGAGATGGCATAAATGGCAACGCTCGCGCTTTCCTATGTCGGCGGCATGGTCGGTAACGCGATCCTGCCGGGCATCGGGGGCCTCGTCGGCCGTGGCGTCGGCGCGCTGGCGGGCGCCTATATTGACTCCAAGCTCTTCAACACGAGTGGGTCACAGCAACAGGCGCAAGTCGATCCGTCGCTTTACAAGGTCACGACCTCGACCGAAGGAAAACCGATATCGCGTCTCTATGGCCGCGCCAGGGTCGGCTGCGAAATCATTTGGTCGACCTATTTTCTGCGCGTGCCTGGGCAGACATCGAGCGGCGGCAAAGGCAATATGTTCCGTATGCCATCGTCGGCATCGTCATCGTCGACGACTCAGGATCGATATTTTGCGAATTGGGCGATCGCGCTTTGCGAGGGGCCTATCTCCGGCATCGGGCGTGTCTGGGCCGACGGCAAGGCGATCGACATCTCGGCCTACACCTATCGGCTTTACACTGGCACGGAAAGCCAGCTACCAGATTCGCTCATCGTGGCGAAGGAAGGCGCCGCGAACACATCGGCTTATCGCGGACTTGCCTATATCGTGTTCGAGAACATGGACTTGACGGCTTTCGGCAGCCGCTTGCCGCAGATCACGGTCGAGGTGTTTCGCGCCGTCGACAGCCTCGAAAACAACGTGCACGCCGTGACCATGATCCCGGCTGCCGGCGAATTCGCCTATGAAACCACCAAAATCGCACGCTGGGATGGACCTTTCGTCTGGGATTACCAGAACGTCCACACGCAATCCGGCAAGACCGACATCCTAACCTCGCTCGATCAGCTTCAGTCGCAACTTCCGGCCGTGTCGGCGATCTCGCTTTTCGTGGCATGGTTTGGCTCGGATTTGCGCGCAGCTTACTGCACGATCGCGCCACGCGTCGAGAACAGCACGAAGGACGCGGGGCCGCCTGACTGGTCCGTCAACGGCATCACGCGAAGCAGCGCGCAAGTCATTTCCTATGTCAATGGCGCCCCGGCCTATGGCGGCACGCCAAGCGATCATTCGGTGGTTTCGGCCATTCAGGAAATGCACACGCGCGGCTTCGCCGTGGCCTTTACGCCGTTCATGCTGATGGACATTCCGGCCGGAAACACGTTGCAAGATCCCTACACCGGAGCGAGCGCTCAGGCGGTCTATCCCTGGCGCGGGCGCATCACGAAACAATATTCGACGGCCGACAAGACATCGGCGATCGCGACTGAAGTCGCATCTTTCGTGGCGCAATACCGCAATTTCGTGCTGTTCTATGCGGGCCTGTGCGCGACCGCGGGCGGCGTCGAGGTTTTCACCATCGGCACCGAGCTGCGCGGACTAACCTGGCTTCGCTCGGCGGCTGGCACCTATCCTTTCGTAACCGCCCTGCAAACGCTCGCGGCCGACGTGAAAGCCCTTCTTCCATCGGCAAAACTCACTTATTCCGCCGACTGGACGGAATGGTTTGGTCATCATCCGACGGACGGATCGAACGACGTTTACTTCCATCTCGACCCGCTCTGGGCCGACAGCCACATCGACGCAATCGGTATCGACAATTACTGGCCGACCGGAGACTGGCGCGACGGCACCGCGCACGCCGATTATATCGCGGGCTGGCGCGACCCGCGCGACGCGAATTACATCACGGCAAACATTCAGGGCGGCGAGGGTTACGACTGGTATTATGCGAGCGACGCAGCCCGCGCCGCGCAGACGCGCACGGCGATCACCGACGGCTATGGAAAGCCTTGGGTATTCCGCTACAAGGATATCCGCAATTGGTGGCTAAATTCGCACTATAACCGGCCCGGCGGCGTCGAAAGCGGTTCGCCAACGGCCTGGACTCCACAGTCAAAGCCCTTCTGGTTCATGGAGTTGGGTTGCCCGGCGATCGATCGCGGATCGAACCAGCCGAACGTCTTCTATGATCCAAAGTCGAGCGAAAGCGCCCTCCCCTATTTCAGCCGAGGCAATCGCGACGATTCCATGCAGCGCAGTTGCCTCCATGCGTTTCTTTCCTTCTATGCCGATGCGGGCAACAATCCGACATCGGGCGTCTATAGCGGCTCAATGGTCGACCAGTCCCGCATATTTCTCTATACCTGGGATGCGCGGCCCTTTCCGGCTTTCCCGAACGCCTCGACGATCTGGTCGGATACCGCGAATTACCAATATGGCCACTGGATCGAAGGCCGCATGGGCGGTGCGCCGTCGAGCGCCGTGCTGGCGAAGATCCTCGATGATGCTGGTTTCACGGATTATGATACTACCGGCGTGACGGCGACGCTCGCGGGCTATCTCGTCGAGCAGGTTACATCGCCACGCACCATCATCGAGCCCCTGCAGGCGGCATTCTTCTTTGATGCCGTCGAAAGCAATGGCAAGATTGTGTTTAGCCAGCGCGGGCTCGGCGGATCGCTCGCCACGCTCGACCGCACGAACATGGTCGAGACAAGCGCCGGCGCCGCGCGCTATGAGATAGATCGCGGGCAGGACGCCGAGATCCCGGCCGTGGTCAAGGTGACGTATAGCAACCCAGACAACGACTATCAGCAAGGCTCGGCCGATGCGCGACGCATGTTCGGCGGCTCGCATTATGTCGCCGAGGCCAGTCTACCAATCGTGATCAGCTTCGACCAGGCGGCTGCGACGGCCGCGACCTGGCTGCACGAGGCCTGGTCGCAGCGCGAGACGCTGACGATGACGCTTCCGCCTTCGCAGCTCGCGCTTGAGGCGGGCGACATGGTCACGGTCGACGCTGGAGGCATCGTGCGCGCCTATCGCATCACCGATGTCACATTAGGCGAAGCGCTGCAGATGACGGCCGTTTCGATCGAGCCGCACATCTATGGCGGCTATGACCCGCCAATGGCGCCGAAGACCTACGCGCTACCAGCCGTCTTTGGGCCAGCCGTGGCGGCCTTCCTCGATCTGCCCCTCATAACCGGCGCAGAAAACCCTTATGCGGGCCGTTTGGCCGCCTGTGCGTCTCCTTGGCCCGGCGGCGTCGCCTTCTATCGCTCGCCATCGACAAGTGGTTACACGCTAAACGTCGCAGCTGTGGCGTGCGCGGCGATCGGCGTTACGCAATGGGGCTTTTATGCCGGGCCGACGGGCCGCTTCGACAATGGCAACGTGCTCGGCGTGAAAATGTACACGGGGCAGCTCACGAGCGTTGATGATATCGCGTTGCTGAATGGCGCGAACATGGCGGCCATCCAGACGAGCGCGGGCATTTGGGAAATCATACAATTTGGCACGGCCACGCTGACCGCGCCAGGATATTACACGCTTTCGCATCTTTTGCGCGGCCAGTATGGCACAGAAGCCGCAATGCTCAACCCGACACCGTCGGGCGCGCAATTCGTGATCCTCGATGCCGCGATCGTCGAGACAATCATGACGGCGGCCGATCGCAACCTTGCCTACAATTGGAAATTCGGCCCGGCCAGCTTCGACATCGGCGACACAAGTTACACGACCGTGACGCAGGCCTTCACCGGCGTTGGGCTAAGGCCTTATGCGCCCTGCCATATTACCGGCTCGCGCGATGGGTCCGGCAACCTCACACTGGCCTGGATACGCCGCGACCGCGACCCCGCGGCCGATAGCTGGGATTCGCTCGATATCCCCATGTCGGAAGTAAGCGAAAGCTATCAGATCGACATTGTAAGCGGCAGCACCGTCAAACGCACGCTGACGGCGATCTCGCCGACGGCAACCTACACGGCGGCGCAGCAAGTGACCGACTTTGGCGCAACGCAATCGAGCGTCGCCGTGCGCGTCTATCAGATATCGCAAACCTTCGGGAGCGGATCGCCCAGCGCCGCCACGGTTTAAGCAATACATGCAAAAAAGAAGGCCTTCTTTTTTGCAAATGTTGCGAACGATTTAACCGTATCAAACCCGCTTTTGTAACGGATTAATCATGTCAAATACCGCGAATCTCATTCTGCCCTATCTCGACGCGGCGCAGGCGCAGAAGCACGTCACGCACAATGCATCGCTGACCGTGCTCGACGCCGTGACGCAGCTCGCCGTCATCGCGCGCACGGTCACCGCGCCGCCTAGCTCGCCATCGGATGGCGACCGCTATCTCGTCGCTGCGGGCGCGACGGGCGCCTGGGCGGGATGGGATGGCAACATCGCGGCCTATCAGTCGGGCGCGTGGGCGAAATACACGCCGCGCGAAGGCTGGCTCGCCTGGGTGGCGGCCGAAACGCTCGCGCTCGAATACACCGGGGGCACCTGGCAGAACGCGGCCGGCGCGCGCTCGCCACATGGGGCTTGCAGAACGCCGCGAATCCTTGAAGAGCTACTTACGCTAAGCGGATCGTCAGTAACTTCGGTGAATTCCATTCCGAACGGCTCGATCTGCTCCGGCGTTTCAGAACGCGTCATCACCGGAATAACGGGCGCAACCTCTTTCAGCGTCGGCGTCGCGGGCAATACCACACAATTCGGAAATCTTCTCGGCATCGCGGCCGGCTCGACGAATTTCGGCATCATCGGGCCGACGGCCTTTTATGCGAACACGGCCGTGGTGTTGACCGCGATCGGGGGCGCCTTCACCGGCGGCCAGGTGCGCCTCGCCATCCATATCGACCAGATCACGCCACCGCAAAGCTAATCGGAGAAGCAACCATGGCTGTGCAATCAATCGGGGCGCATACCGTTGATCTATCCGTCGCCAGCGACGCGAACGGTGTGCGCATTGTTAATTCAAACGGAACCGACGCGCTTGTCCCCGTCTTTACCGGCGACACCGGATCCGGCGGCACGGCAGGGCTTATACCAGCGCCACCAGCTGGGAGTGCAGCGGCTGGGCTAGTGCTTGGCGCAAATGGTTCTTATGTTCCTGCGCCAGTATTTAGCCTGCAAAACTATAAGCCCACGAGCTTGCAGCGTTGGCGCATGGCTAAAAACAACGCGCGCCTCGGTATAGCGAATGCCGCCGTTGCGTGCGTGGGAGACAGCACGACATTTGGTGTAGGGGCAGACGCGACAACAGCGAATTGGCGAAAAAATAGTCCTATCGCAAAGCTTAACGCTTTGATCGGCAGTTCTTCGCGTGCGATATTTGGCACGGGAAATTCTGACGGTAACGCAGGCCAAACATCTGATAATCGCATCTCTGTGACGGGAGATTGGACTTACGGCGCCGCTACAGGTAATGCACTTGTCGGCCTATATTTTATGGTATCCAACTCCATTGGTTCAGTGTTTTCTTTTGCTGTTGATGGCAGCACTGACACGGCGGACATATACTATGTACCATTTAATGGGAGCATGACAGTAAATGTGGACGGTGGGGCGACAATAGCGACAACGCCGGCCAATTCAGCTTATAGTTTGCAAAAATTAACGGCGACCTATGCCGCCGGAACGCACACAATAAATGTTGTAAACAACGACGCGACACATTCGGCGCGGCTATTCGGGGTAAACGCCTACAGCAACGCAACGAAGAGTATCCACTGTTTCAATTGGGGCGGAAGAGGCCAAACAACAACAAACTGGATTAATACACAGTCACCCTATTCATGCTTGACTGCTATTCAGTATTTTCAGCCTATCCTTACGATAATTAATTTAGGCATAAATGATTGGGGGGCGGGTGCTATACCTGTTGCCACTACGATTACGAATTTACAGGCGTTGATAAATGGCATTACTTCGTTTTCTGACATAATTCTTGTAACACCCCAGCAAACACACAGCAGCGCTGTGTCAATCGCGACGCAGACGCCATACATAAATGCTATAAAAGCGCTTGGAGTTTCAAACAATATCCCTGTCTTAGATTTTTGGACGCGAAACCCGTGGAATACATCGTTCACGTCCGATGACTACCATCCGAACGCCCAAGGATATTACGATCTAGCCGACGCTTATTTTTCCGCGATGTTCGCTGATGGGAAATCAGCGTTTTAATGGCTAGATCGATCTTTGCGGTATCCGAACGCGCGTCTTTGCCTAAACCGTAGGAAAAAATCATGGCCATCGCCATCACTGGCTCGCAACTGCGCGAGCTTTTCCCGCATGCGCTCGACGGCTATGTGCAGGCAATCGCGCAGGGCGCCCGGTTCTTCGACCAGTATGGCGTGACGACGGCATTGCGCCTGGCGCACTTCCTGGCGCAATGCGCGGCAGAGACGGACGGCTTCATTATCACCGAGGAGTCTGGAAACTACTCGGCGCAACGGCTCCTCGAAGTCTTCCCGCGCTACTTCAAACCCGCGCAGGCCCGCGCCTATGCGCATAAGCCCGCGCTCATCTTCTCGCGCACCTATGGCGGGCGCATGGGCAACGGCGGCGAGATCACGCGCGACGGCTGGACTTATCGCGGGCGCGGCATGATCCAGCTCACCGGGCGCGAGAATTACGCCAGGCGTAGCGCGATCGCGGGCGTGGACCTGGTAAAGGATCCGGACAAGGCGGCGGATTGCTTTGTGTCGCTGAAGATCGCGCTGCAGGAATGGATCGACCTTGGGCTGAACGAATGGGCCGACAAGGGCCCGACGCACGAGGCGGTGCTCGCCTGCGCGCGCGGCATCAATTGCGGTTCACCGACGAAGCAGGAGCAGCCAAACGGCCTCGACGCCCGCCGCGAGGCCTTCGACAAGATCTGGCGCGCGATCGGCGACGAGCACCATGTGACGGTTTCGCCCGCGGCCGATGGCTTCCTCACCGAAGGCGAAACCGGCGCGGCGGTGCGCGACATGCAGGCCAAGCTCGCGAGCCTCGGCTATTACGTCGGCATGATCGATGGCGTCTTCGGCCCGGCGACGAAGGCGGCCGTCGCGACGTTTCAGGATACCGAGAAGACCGGCGGCTCGCGTGGCGTCTGGATTTGCGGCGAGTACAACGTCGCGGCAGAGCGCGCCAAGCCGATCGAAAAGTCCGTGCGGCAGGCCGTGAACGTGACGGCGCTCGCAAACCTCGGCGACGCGCACATCGAGCACGCCAGCAAAGGCAAGCGCCTCGCCGGCGTCGGGCTCGCGCTCACGGCCATCGGCCAGGGCGCGACCATGATCGACGTGAACGACCTTCCGAACATCGCGCAAGGCGCCCGCGCCATCGTTGAGCCCGTGCTCGATACATTGCGTTGGGGCCTCGGCCAGAATGGCTTCGTCGTCGCGGGCCTCGGCTTTGCGGCGATATACATCCTCTTTCACAAGGCGCAGGCGGCCCGCGTCGCCGATGTGCGCGACGGAAAGGCCACGCCTTAACTGAGCGCTTCAAGTAATAATAACATTTTCTGTCATTTTCTTCTTGCCAGCAGTGACTTATTCTATCACTAATACTGCATTGAGAAAGGAGAAAACAGATGGAAAAGACTTGGAACTTCGACGAAAACAAACTGATCGCATCGGCAAAAGCTCTCGGCATCAAGATCACGCGGGCAGAACTCGGAAGCGATATTTGCCAATGCTGGGCCGATCGTGTGCTTTACGCACAGAAAGCCTTCGACGACGGCGACATGGCGGAATGCCAGGCGGCAATCGAAGATGCGAACATTTACGCGATATAAGGAAACAGGGGCCCGAAAGGGCCCTTCTTTTTGAGCAGAGGCGGCCATGATCTTCGCGGCGATCCCCTATCTTGTGATACAGGCGCGGGCGGCCATCATTGGCGCGCTCGCCGATCCGCTCTTGCGCTCGCTTGTCATGGCCTTCGCGCTGATGATGGGCTTTTACGCGTTGAAGGCCTATTGGCAGGCGGGCCTCGTGCCGCGCGCCGACATCGAAGCCGCGACGCAGACCGCGCAGACCGACGCAATCGCAACGCGCGCCGTCATCGAGCAACAGCATACAGTGTCCGAACAAGCCGACGCCGAGGCGCTTGCGCGCCAGGCGGCCGATATGGAGCGCGCCCGCGATGCGTGGAAAACGTCTGCCGATCCCGTTGTGCTTAGCGCTGGCAATGGCTGGCTGTGCCGAAAAGCCAACGGCGGTCGCTGTTGATCTGGCGCCGCTGCGCTGCCCTGCCCTGCGCTCGGCCGACACCGCGCCCTTTGCGCGCAAGCCTATCCCCGCGCCCGCCGGCGACATGACGGCCTCGAAGCTCGAGGCCTGGATCGACGGCCGCGAGCTACAGCTCGTTGAGACGCAGCGCGCCGGCTCGCGCCTGGCTACCCTTTACACCGCTTGCGCAAAGCAGTCGCGCGTCACGCAGGTATCAACTGGAGACGACAGGAAATGAGCGCGACGCATGATCAATGGCAAGGAATTTATGGGAGCGGGCCGCGAGCAGTGGATCTTGCACACCTTGGAAAGCTGGCTGCGCATCGAGCATCGCATGACGCTGGCCGAGGGCTCGATCGACCATCTCGACCATCGCCTCGGCCGTCTGGAGAAGGACAAGGCGGCGGTGCAGGAGGCGTGGTTCAAAATGCTGCGCGGTGCACTTGCGCTAATGGCGGCCTTCGTGACCACGCTCGCGCTGAATGGCGGCGGCATGCTGGAAACGGCGGCGCACTTCTTCAAGCGATAGGCGGATTCGGCGATTTCATGACGCTGATCGCCGTCGGCGTCGCGATCTTTGGCGTTACGCTCGCCGCATTGAACCGGCTCGGCTAGTGCGATGCTCACATGAGACTGGCGTTGTGTTCCATGCAAGCAGGACATGAACAGTCGGAGCGAACGCCCGCAATACGCCAAGAGCCGCACTGGCCTAGACGTGGAAGCCACTGTCCGGAATCAAGCGCCATTTGCTCCCATTTAGTACACGGAACAAACTCGCGATCATAGATATCAAATTCGGCGCAGTGTTCTTTCAGTTCGCGGTCTAATCGTTCACATGCCTTGCATCGCATTCTGGTGCCATGTGTGTGACATGTATGGACTTGGTCCGATCTTCCGAATCCAAACATGATTGACTCCCGGTGACAGATTATTGCGCATGTTCTTAATCTGACACATTGCATCGACTGACGCAATAAGTCAGTTAGCGCTTGACAACCTGACGTATTGCGTCAGTAAATAAGGCATGCGCTTAACTATATTCCCCATCTCGCGCCAGTCCTTGGCGCCATCCTGGCCCTTCTCGCGGCCATGCCCCGCGCCTTTTTGCGTCGCGAGGGCCGATCGATGACGACAGATCACGCGATCCTTCTGCGAGACATCACCACGAACATGAATAGCGCGCTAGCCGCGCTCGGCTTCGGTTTCATCATGGGCATCTTTGCCCTTCTGATACTCGTAAAGGCGGGCGTGAAGCCGGGCGCCGTTTCAATATTGACCGTCGTGCTTGGTGTGGGGGCCCTATGCGTGTGCTTCGCGGCATGGGCGCAGAGCTGGCATTTTCATTTCAGACTCGACTGGAGTGTTGAAGTAATCCGAATTCTCGGAATCGTGGCCGCTTGCGCTATCGCCGGAATAATCCTGCTAAGGATCGTAGAACGCGCGCCGCCAGCTGCTCTTTTTGCTTGCCTGGCGGCGCTGAGTGTTTGCGGTCTTTTGGGCGCGTTGGCAATATGGGCACCTCCTCATAATCTCTTGCTGCTCATCGTGGCGCTTCTGATCATCGCAATATTGGCGGCCTTGATGATCATCGCATGGGCGTCGGTGAAGATGACGGCCGACCGGCCAATCATCATCCAGCAAGCACCTGACAATCCGCAAATCGAAACCGCAGGGCGGCGCGAAATCAATCGCGGCCCATTGCTTGCCCTGCCGCGCGGCGCTCGCGCTCTGCAACTTTATCAACAGCGGAACCAATCATGCCAAAAACGATGACTTATGGCGTTTATCTCTATGCGGCCATTTGCGTCGCGATCGCTATCGGCCTGGAATTGTACAGCGCACCAACGACGGCGCGCGCGTTCCTGGCAATCGCCCGTGATATTCTGATCGCGCTCGGCGTGACCGTTATCTGGTCCGAATGGCGGCGGTGACGCATGTTCAAAGCTTTAATGCTCGGCCTTCACAAACGGATTGATCGCTGTGAGCGCGAGCGCCTCAAGCAGGCAAAGCTCAACCGCGAAACACGATTTCAGGAAGTGCGCGTTGAGACACGGAAGGCGGCTGGAAGGCTCGCGCGCACAAAGGCGCTCGCCGATATGCCTTTGCCAATGCGGAAAAGGCCGAAGACTTCAATGACGAAAAAGGGGAAGCAGAAATGAGCGGCAAGCCGTCTTACACAGAAAAGCAGGCTGCGATCGCGGCGGCAAAGGTAGAAGTCGCGCAGGCCGAAGCCGCGCTCGCGGCGGCGAAACATAAGCTCGCGCAGGCCGAGGATATGGGCCTCGGCTCATGGTCCAAGGCAATGCGCGATGCCGATCGCTCGGTTGGCCTTCGATAACGCATGAGCGAAGATGCTCGGCCCATTTTTAACTTTACGCTTGGTCCTGGCAATGTCCTGCCGGAACCGGCGCCCGTTATACCCCCGCCCGCACCTCTTCCACCGAAGCCGACGCGAGACGAGCGCACCGTCGCATCGTTGCGCATTAAGAGCATTCGCTGGGGCTGGGGCCTGCCGGCGCTCCTCGCGGGCCTCGCCGTCTGCGCCTGGAATATGCGTTTCGCGGCGTCATGGTTTCAGGGCGAGGAGGCGGCCGGCGCGGCGGTAGCGGCGCTTGTTTTTACGGGCGCGCTTATCTCTGGCAGGCTCGTGCTCGTCTATCTCGGCGATCGGCGCGAGGATCTCGTCGAGCCCGTGCGGCTCATGTGGCGCGGCGCTATCGCCTTCGCGGCAATCACAGCAGGCGCTTCGATCTGGCTTTCGCATGCCGGTCTACCGCAGTCGCTCGCCTCGAAGCGCGCCGAGCTTTCCGATCTTTATCAGAATGATTATAACGGCCCACGCGGCATGACTTCGCGAGCCTATGTGCGCGAGATGCAAAGGCGTGCCGAGCGCATCGTCGATTTACAACATGATGTCAATGACGCGCGTTTCGGCCGCAAGCCCGTTTATTCCGACGCGCAGGTGATTTTGCTGCAGGCTGGCGCGTCGATCGGCGCGGCCGGCGTCTATGCGCTCCTCATCCTGTTTGCGGCCTATGGCCTCGTGACGGGGCTCGAAACCGAAGCGGCGCTCGTCGAGCCGAAGCCTGTTTTCGCGCCCGCGCAGATCCTCGAACCGTTGGCCGCGCCAGCCCTTCTCGGCCGCGCCGAGCGCCCGCTCTTCATCATGGCCGACGATGTCGTCGAGGAGCCGCTGCGCTGGCTATGGCCCGACGTGATCGAGGAGGGCGAGATCGCCGTGCTGGGTGGCGCGCCTGGCGCTGGCAAGTCGACCATTATCACCGACATGGCGGCCGTGACATCGACCGGCCGGGCATGGCCCGATGGATCGCCAGGAAAGCTCGGCTCATGCGTTCTCTTCGAGCTGGAGGATCGCCGCGACCGCGTGACAAAACCCCGCCTGCGCGCCGCTGGCGCCAATATGGGCCGCATTGCCTTCGGCGAGCGTATCGACCTTTCGCAGGACATTGAGCAGCTCGACAACCAGGCGCGCGCCATGGCGGCGAGGGGAATGCCGCCGCTTCGCCTTGTCACCATCTCGCCGATGATCCGTTTTTTCGGCGACAAGGTGGTCACGAACCGAAACGCCGTGCGCACGCTGATCGAGCCGCTCACGCAATGGGCGCAGGCGCGCGATGTGGCGATCGTCGGTGTGACGCACCTCAAGAGCGGCGGCGCGTCCGACGACTATGTCGGTAGTAAAGCTTTCTATGAGGCTGCGCGCGCGTCATGGAGCGCAATCGTTAACGATGGCGATCCCGAGCCCGACGATCGAAAAAAGCAGCGCATCCTATACCCGGCGAAGGTGAGCCATGCGCCCGAGGAGGAGCGCTATTATCGGCTGAAAACCGTTGTCATGCCGGGCGGCCTCACTGCTGCGCGCGTCGTCTGGGAAGCCGAAAGCGCCGGTAAATGGTCACCGGCGGTTGGTGGCAAGGCCAGCCGCAAGCGCGTCAACGGCAGTGCGCGCTTCCACTAGCCTTTCTTAGCGCAGCCGGCGCGCTCATTTCAGTTTCATTGCGCGGTAGCACATCCGGCGCGCGTCGCCGTCGATAAACGGAACGATCCAGAAACGCAAAAGAATCATGTCCCCCCGTTTTCCCCCCGGTAATATCAGCCGCATCGGCCTTGTCGGTTCAGCCCATAGCGTAAGTTGCTGAATTTTCTGCAATGAAGTGGAGGCCACGCCCGGAATCGAACCGGGGTACGCGGATTTGCAGTCCGGATTCATTGGCGTCTTTCGTGGTGACATAAGCCTTTGATAGATAAGGTTTTTGTTTGCAAAAAGAGTATGCCATCATTTTTCGTTGTCCCCTCATTTGTCCCCCGAAGCCTTCAATCTCGCGCGTTTTTCGGCGATCTGGATCACATTCTCGCGGCCCTTCTCAACCGCGCGGTGAAGGTCTTCGACCCTCAAAAATGCGTAGCAGCGTTCGGTGACAACGATCGAGCTATGGCCAAGCCACCGGCTCACGATCTCCATGGACGTGCCATAATCCTGAAGAAGACGGCACCCGCAAGTTCGCCTTAGATCGTGCAGCGTCAGCCCTTCTATTCCGGCCTTTCGCGCCGCCTTCTTCAAGGCTTCCCATACCGTCGGCGTTTCCTTCGAATAGGCTGCGCCGTCGTATGTCGTGAATACGTTCAATCCCTTGCGCTCTGCGAACTTAAGATAATCATAAGCGCGATCGACAAGAGGAACGACGCGGCTGGCGCCCTTCGTTCGCGTGCGCTTCTTCTCGACAATGATATGGCCGCGCGCCGGGATGATGTCTTCATTCGGAACATCGAGCTTAACGTGGCGCCAGCCGAGCGACATCAGCTCGCCGCGCCGCAGGCCCGTGTCGATGTCAAATGCGAAAAGCATGCGGAACGTGTCGCCGGAATAACGAAGGAGCGAGTCTTCCTCGTCGCGGCTCAGATAACGCGTGCGGGCCTCCCCTTCTGTCAGGCCCATCTTGCCGCGCGCTTCGAGGAAGGGCCGCACTGGATTTGTATCGGCCCATTCCCAAAGCTGGGCCAGCACGAAAATCGACGACAAACACGACAGGTCGCGGCGCACGGTGGCAGTCGCCACATGCTGCCTGCGCTTCCGCTCGAAATCCATGAGTGACGATGCCGTGATCTTGGCAAGCGGCATGCCGCCGAAATGCGCGTGCAGATGTTCGATCGAGGCCGCGTATCGCTTGGCCGTCTTCTCCGCCAGCGTGCCGAAGCGCTCTTCCGCATAGCGCACCATGGCTTCATCAAACGTGCGAGCGGGCCTCTCCCCCCACTCTTCGGCCTTCAGGCCGTCGACCCACCGCTGGCCTCTCTCGCGGCCAACTGCCTTATCCGTAGTATCGAGGGATGTTTCGAACTCTTTGCCTTTGCGCCTCTTGCGCGCATACCAGACATTGCCGCGTTGAAAGAGCCGGAAATCGTCACCTTTGGACATTGCGCGCCGTTCGGTCTTGAGTTCCAGTAGTTGAGAAAACTACTCACGTTAATGCTCAAATGAGCCCTAGATCCAAGGCCGTTCTTCTTGGACTCGAAGGCGCCATCTTTTGCGAGCTTCTGCCAAAAGTCCACGGTAAAGCCGTAAACTTCGGAGAGTTCTCTCGTAGATACCCATTCTCTTTTGCCAAATGCGGACATGTGCGGCTCCGGATAGGGGACATGGCGGCGCGTCATCCGTTCCCGTCGGGTTCATCCGAAGGAAGCAGCGCGGCGCGGATGAGCTCGAAGAGAATTTCCTCAGCGAGATCCATATCGCCAGCGTCTTCGATGTGCGCACGAAGATATCGCGCACGCATCAGGGGGCTAGCCGGATGCTCGCGCTGCGCATCCAAGATGAGATTGATCGCGCTAAGTGCGGCATCTTCCTTCGTCATTGTGCCGACTCCAGCCGATCGGCGTAAGCCTGCCCCATCGCAGCATAAAGATTTTGGCTCGATGAGCCGTTGCGCACGAGAAGTGCGGCCACTTGGTTAATGAGGCAAAACGCAAATTCCTCAAGTGTCACGCCATAGCGGGCGGACTCGATGCGCATGGCTTCGAGATCGTCGGCGACGCCATCAAGCGCGGGATGAAAAACGGGCTTACTCATGGTCGCATCCAATCCGGTTTGGTTTTTCCAGGAATGATTTCTCCGGAGGCGATCCGCGCCTCAAGACGGCCGCGAAGCGAGATGATCGCGGCCGCATCCTGGGCCATCGCGAAGAATTCTTCTGGCGGTATGTCTGCGCCCATACCGCGCCATGCGGCCTCGATATGTGTTTCGACGAGGCGCTGCTTCGACCAACGAGAATTTTGCGAGTGATTTTCGACTGCTTTTGGCATGACTACGCTCCGATATTGGTCGCGGCGGCTACGCTCAAATCATTGAACTTCTGAAGAAATTTTTCCTCGGCGCGTTGCCATGTCCATGGAACGATTGGCTTTTTGAGCGGCGGCTCGGTTAGCGTTGTCCATGTCCGCTCACTATCGGCGCAAATGTCGCGCACTTCCGTGGCGAGCACGGCCATGTCAGCCACCTGAATGAGATCGAGGAAATGCTGCGACGGCCTTTCCGGCAGACGAAGCGCGCGATGAATGGTGCGCTGAATGACGGTTTCGATGTCCGCGCGCGCGTTGTAAACGTCGAATCCTTCGAAAACTTTCTTGCATGGCGTGATCTGGTCGCCGATATAGGCCTCGTGCGCATCATGAAGCAGCCCTAAAAGCTGAACCAATGGCGGGTGCTTTTTCAGGGCCTCGGCGACGTGAACCGAGTGCTGCGCAACCGAATAGAAATATTCGCGCCGCGTCGCGCCTCCAAAACGTGTCGTCTTGGCGAGATGATTGGCGATATCTCGAATGTCGACCTGCCTATGATCTTGCTGAAGAAGATCAAACGCCTTTCCAGACGATAAAAGCATCCATGGCCGCGACTCCTTCGCAGGTTTCGAGGCAACCTCCATTGGTATAATGTCAGCCGTCATTAATTTTCCCATCAAATGTTGACGCGGTGCGTCAGCTAAGGCGCTGCCTTCGTGTTCCCCTAAGATGACGCCGCACGTCAGTTTCCGTCAACAGAAAAATTGACGCGACGCGTCGTTTTTGTGCGACAAGCGATAAGCTCTCGCACAGCAAGGGCGAAAATGCTGGGAAAAGCGCGCGTGCGTGTGATAGGACTAGCGCAGAAAAGGAATGATCTTTTGTTGTGGATTGCGTCTGGGGAACACTATCACGCCGAGAAGAGAGACGTTGTCGTGTTCGATATTGAGCGGCGGAAGGTTGCGTTTCCGCGAATTCGTGGTGAGAAGATACGGCGGAAGCCATTGGCGCACAATGGTTTCCGCGCTCTTGCCGTCGGCGGAATAAAGATTCGCGATCACGACATCGCCGATCGCGAGGCCCGACATGGCTTCCTTGCCAATATCGATGACCACGGCGTCGCCCGGCATGAGGCCAATTTCTTCCAGGCGGCTATCGGCGATGCGATACCACGATTGCGTCGGCTTCAGCGGAAAATGCGCCTCGAAACTGCCCTCCTCCGGCTGGAAGGGGGTGGCTTCCTCCGCAACGCCTCTATAATCGTCGGCGCCGTCGCCCGCGGCGGAAACAAACACAGCCGGATCGACGTTGAAAATCCTGGCAAAAATCATGCACTGCTCGGCCGTGATGTTCTGGTTGCCGCGCTCTATCTTCGATACCGTTTCGGGATTTTTAATCCCGGCCATCGCGGCCAGCTCCTTTTGCGTGAGCGGTCGGCCGCCTTGGCCCTTATAGGACAGACGCAATCTTTTGAGCATATCGGCCGGATTAAGCCGTTCCATTGCATCATTGTCCACATCTAAAACGTCACCTATGACAGAGCTATTCGATTTACAATGCGGGCGATAGAGACGCATTCCGTCTAAAATGACGCGATGGGACTTGACGTTTCTGACGGGTTGCGTCAGTCTCTCGGCATGGACCTGGAATCGTATCGTACATCCGAAGATCTAACCTACCGCGAGTTGCGCGACCGGCTCGGCCTTAAGAATAAGGCCGGCCTTCCGCGCGATGAAAGCAATGTGCGCCGAATCGCTCGCGGGCTGGAATGGCCCGCCCCTGACACGCTGTCAACGATCATCGAGAAATGCCGCGGCGTTTCCCTGGCCGCGATGGCGGCGCGCTATCAAACGGCGCGCAAGGCGAAGATAGCTGACGATCGTTCCAAGTTCGAGCAAGGCGCGGCGTCAAAACGCGAGTTGGAAGCCGCGCATTGAGTGCGAAAAACAAAAATTGCGTTTGGTGAATGCGTCAGTCGGCGAGCGCGCGACAACTACCCGCGAGGGCGGACGCGCAACCCTGGGGCCGTGTCTGACGGGATCGAAAGGTTTCGTAGGCCTCTGGCGCATTCTCCTAACGCTTCGAGTAAGGCGGCACGATTCCGCTCAGTTGTACGCGTGGCCGCTTTGCCTGTGCGAGGCGCGGCGTTGTGACAACGGAAAAGGATAGAACCTTATGCGCATCAGCATCGCAGCTCTTGCAATCAGCGCTGGCCTTGTCGGCCCTGCGATTGCGACAGACCTTTACAGCAATGGCGCGGCGCCCTCCGCTTTGCAGTCCGTCGCGGGCACCGTGGCGTCGGGCGCCTATGTGAGCGTCGGCGCGGGCGCTTCGCTCGCGAGCGCGCATGTGCCGCAGGCGGAAAGCGACTTCTCCCTGGCGGGGCCGGTCGGCGATATCCGCCTCGGCTGGGATTACAAGATCCCGAATGCGCCCTGGCTTATCGGCGTGCTGGCCGGCGTCTCCTTCGAAGAGGCGACGGGCAACGCTCAGGGCAACAAGATCGAGCAGGTGATCGGCTATGAAGGCGGCCTGCGCGCGGGCCGCGCGCTCAATGGCTCATCGCTGATTTATGGCCTGATCGCCTATCGCGGCAAGCATATCGGCATCATCGACACGAACTTTTCGACCGATCTTCAAGGCCTCGAAACGGGCCTCGGCGTCGAGATCGAGCTACGCAACGGCGTCACGCTGGGCGGTGAGGTTGACTACACGATTTATCGCGACTGGCGCTTTGGCGGCAGCGATGGCGTGACCATCGGCGAAAACGAACTCATGGCCATGGCGCGCCTCGGCTTCAAGCCCGCTGCGATCATCCCGGCCTTGAACTGAGTGCCTGCGAAGTCCCCTGGCATATTTCGCCAGGGGCAACCGTTTTACTGACTTTTCAAGACGATGAGCCATGTTGCAGCCGATCGATAAAGACGCCGTCAAAGCCGCTTACCGCATCGAGGAAGTTGTCGAGCGCTATGGCGTGAAGCTGCGTCGGCAGGGCCGCGAATTCGTCGGGCTTTCGCCCTTCAAACACGAGCGCACGCCGAGCTTCACCGTTAGCCCGGTCAAACAAGGCTTTTATTGCTTCTCAACCAATCAAGGCGGCGATGTCATCAAATTCGTGCAGCTCATGGAAGGCTGGGGTTTTCGTGACGCTCTTCGCGCTCTCGCAAGCAAGGCAGGCATCGCGGGCGACGCGCGCGCCGCCGAGCTGGCCGAAGCGCGCCGCATCGAGCAACAGCAAATCGAGGCCCGCGAGCGCTGCGAGAAGCGGCGCCGCATCCTTCAAGCTATCGAAATTTGGAAGCAATGCGTGCCCGCTGAGGGTACTCTCGTCGAGCGCTATCTGCGCACCCGCTGCATCGATCTCGACGCCATCAAGCGTGCCTATGACTACAAGATCCCGGCGTCGCTGCGCTTTCATCCCACGCTCGAATATTATTATGCTGGCCATAGACATCAGGGGCCAGCGATGGTCGGCGCTCTCACCGATCAACGCCGTTGCTTCTCGGGCATCCATCGCACTTGGCTGGAAGCTTCGGGCGCGCGCAAGGCTGATGTCCCGAAGCCGAAGCTCACGCTGGGCAAGGTTTGGGGCTCGCTCGGCCTTATGTCCCCCATCGCTTCGCAGGCAATCGTCGGCGAGGGCTATGAGACGACTCTCAGTGTCATGTCTGAGATGGCGCGCTGCAATCAACGTGCATTCTTCGCATCTGGATTATCCCTCGGCAATATTTGCGGCGGTGGTCAATCGGCGATCCCTACGCCGGATCACGCCGGCGCTCTTATGCCTCGCGGCGTTGGGCGGCTTCTCATCCTTGGCGACGCCGATGGCAAAGATCCCGCGAAAACCCGCGCGATGCTCGACAACGCCGCGCTCAAATTCCAGCAATTGCAGGGCATAGAGACGCGCATCGCGATGGCCGAGCCCGGCAAGGATTTCAACGACATGGTGAGGAGTAAGGCGCCATGAGTGCCCAGCGGGAGCCGACGCGCGACGACAAGATGGTCGGATTCAATCTTTTCATGATCCGAGAAAGCAAGAAAATACCGCGCGAAAAACTTTGCCAGCGGCTCGGCGTGAGTGTCTGGCAACTCTCGAAATATGAGAACGGCGACAACCGCATTTCGGTCGGCAGGCTCGTCGAGTGCGCGCGCGTTTTGAGAGTGCCGATCTCGCGCTTCTTCCGCGGCATCGAGGTGCACCATGGCTGAATTCATCACGCCTGGGATGCTGAGCCGGCGCGCCGTCAATCATTCCGACGCCATTCGCGCGCGACGCATTTTCGAGCGCGCATCGACGGCGATGCGCCTGGCGCGGCCTCAACCTTTCTCGACGCTTTCCGGTCGCATTGACACGGGCTGCGCCCTGTCATGGCTGCTCTCGCAGGCAGGCGTGCCGCGCCACCAGGCGGCGGAATTGCTGCGCGTGTCTGGACTCGGCTTCGCGGCATCACTTGCGAAAGTGCGCGAGGCGCGTCGCGATCCTACCGTGGCCGCATGGCTCGACGAGCTTGCGACGGCCATGCCGAGCTTTCGCGAGGGCGACGAACTATGACGGCGCTCGGCTGGATCATCGCGGTTTCGATCGTCGGGCACGCGGCCTTCTGGGCTTGGGCTTTCGGCGGCGCGCCGGATAAGGCGGCGGTTTATGCCGCTTGCGTCTTCTTCTGCATCGCCGCATCGGCGCGGCTGGCGATCGCGATTGACCGGAGGCTGGCGGTATGACAGGGCTGAACCGAGGCGACAAGCGCGCGCCGATCGTCGAGCGCGGCGACGATCTCTATGAGACGCCGTCGGAAGCGGTGCACGCGCTCCTGAAGCATGAGCGACTCCCGAATTATCTTTGGGAACCTGCCTGTGGACCCGGTTCGATCACGCGCGTGCTGCGCGGCGCTGGCAAGTTCGTGCACGCTACCGATCTGGTGAATTATCGCTGGGAAGATCATGGCGAAGAACCTGGGTTTGCCGAGCATGGCATCGACTTTCTGATGGCGCGCTCGGCCTACACGGCCGCGCCCATAGGAGCCATTGTCACAAACCCACCCTTCAAGCTCGCGAATGAATTTGTCGAGCACGCGCGCAAGCTCTGCCCAAAAGTGATCATGCTTCTGCGTCTAGCCTTCTATGAAAGTGAGCGGCGATCGAACATCCTCGACGCCGGAGACCTGGCGCGCGTGCTCGTCTTCCGCAAGCGTCTGCCGCAGATGCACCGTCATGGCTGGGAAGGCCCGAAAGCAAATAGCGGCATGTGCTTCGCCTGGTTCATCTGGGACGCCGAGCACAAGGGCGACACCGTCTTCAAGCGCATTTCGTGGGAGCCGATCGGCGGCGCGAAGCCTGCCGCGCCTCGCCGCAAACGCACGCTCGACACCGAAACAGCCAGCATAGGTCTATAAATGCGGGAGCAATTGAACCATGAGCTTTATCGAATTGATCGAATTAGACGCGATCGGGCAAGGCGCGCCAACTGGATCGAAGCCCAAAAACTAGGACTTTTTGCGCTCGCCTGGGCTCTCGTCTTCGCGATCGCGGGAGAAGTCTTGCGCGTCTTCTGGCACGCCGACGCGGTACGCGATGCGCTTCCACTCTGCTGGTTTTTCATCGTGCTGGGCTGCTGTTTCGGGCGCGCTGGGTTGCGGCGCGAGCAAATGAAGGAACGCCTTTTATGATCGACATCGACAAGGCATGGGAGACGGCAAAGGAGCGACCCGCCGACGCAATTGGCATTGCCGTCACGCTCTGCTTTGTCGTGGCCTCGACAATCGTCGGGCTCGTCTTTGCGTGGGACGAAAGCCAGTCGATGCCGCGCCCGCTCACGGCGGCCATGCTAGCAGCCATCCTTGGCGGCGAACTCTACAAGGCGCTTTATTTTCCGCTGACATGGAAGCGCGGGCGCTGGTTCTATGCGCTGCTCGGCCTGCCGATTCTCGCCGTCTGCATCGCCTATTCGCTGACCGCGAATAACAAGACGATGGAACGCTATTTCGGCAAGCATGAGTTCGCCACTGTCATCGAGACGGCAGGCTACAAGACCGCGAAGGCCGATGTCGCGCGCATCGAAGAGCGCTACACCGACCCTGTGAAGCGGGCGCGGCCGGCCGGCACGGTGCGCGCCGATCTCGCCGGCGAGCAATCGACGCTCGGCATCGGCGACTGCTCAAAGATGTATTCCGAGATCCAGCGCACGAAGTGCCCGATCATTTCCGGCCTGAAGGCCGAGCTTGCCAACGCCGAGGAGCGCGACAAGCTCGACGCGCAGCTCGCGATCGCCCGCGCAAAGCTCGACGCTTATGAGGGCCAGGCGCCGAAAGCATCGGCCAGTCTCGGCCCGATCACGCCCGCGTTCGCCGCGCTCGGCCTCATCGTGACCACGCCGCAAGAGGCGCTCGCGGCCGTCTTCATTGCCCTGACGGAGCTGGGCAGCTTATTCGGCGGCGCCGTGTTCGTCAGCGGCGCAGGGTTTGCGCGACGCCAGCCCGCGCCTAGCATCTATGTGCCGCAAGGCTTGCAAGAGAATGCGCAGCCGCTCCTCTCGTCATCGATCGATCACGGCGACGATCGCGTGAATCAAGTGCGCGCCTTCTTCGAAACAGGCTGCGAGCAGCGCTCCGGCGCGGTGCTCAAGCAGACCGATGCGTGGAAAGCTTTCAATGTCTGGTGCCAGAACGCGAAGCAGCCACGGCTCGTAAATGAACAGCATTTCAAGATGATAGCCTCGCATCGGCTCAGCGTGCCGAAGAAGCTTATGACCCATAATGGCGAGCGCGGCATGCACTATCTCAATTTGACGCTGAAAACAGCGCGCACGGGCGTGATGGGCAATGTTGTGCAGCTCACGCGCCTCGCGGCGGCAGGGCACGCATAGGCGACGCAGGGGAGCCGTACAGGATTTGCATGGGGTGTGATTTGGCTCGGTATGGGCCGCAGGCAGACAGAGAAGGGGAGACAGGGCATGAACGACACGACGGCACCATCAGAGGCTGAAGGGCTCGAAAGCCTGCCACGCACGGCGCAGGGCTGGATACCCATTATGCTATTCGACAAGGCCTTCTTTCACGAGGGGCAGGGCTTTCTCGTGCAGCTTTCCGACGATGATGGAACGATGGAGTCGCCGTCTCACATCTGCGAGGCGCAATGGCTGGCGCAGGATATCGCCGGGCCGCTGACATTCGTCGGCAATTGGCGCTATGTCGACGAGCTGCGCCACCTTGAGCCGGTCGCGTTTCAGCCATTACCAAGGGCTTCGTCATGGTCAGAGCTACTCAATAGCCGGGCGGCACTCGACGAGGCGATGGTCGCAGCCTAGAAAAACGAAAGCCCGGCGAGCGTGCGAAGCTTCGAGCCGGGCTTGCTTCCGTGTGAAGCGGCGTCTCTGACGGTGCGAACGTCAAGGCGCTTGCGGACGGGTTTGACATTTGTAGCGATCCACCTAGCGTCCGAGCCTGGAAAGCTTACCATACTGTAAACGCGTTTTCAATTATCCTCGGCTTTTCCACAAGTTCGGGCGCGCATTTCCGCGTGACCGATGGCAGAAGAACTTGACCTAGACAATCCGGTGCTGGCTGCGCTAGACGCGGCCGAAGCACCGGGCGCGCCGAAAGATTCCGAGCTTGCGAAGATCGAGCTGAACGATCTCGGCAATGCGCGGCGGCTGCTCGCGCGCTTCGGCAATGACATCGCGCACACCGACGAGCGCGGCTGGCTGGCCTGGGATGGCAAATGCTGGTCCGACAAGGATGGGCAGGCCTTCGCGCGCCGCTGCGCTCACAGGACATCCGACGCGCTCTGGAAAGAGCTGGAAGCGATGTCGCTCGGCGAGGCGCGCAAAAAGGCCATGCGCAAGCATGCGAACCGCTCCGGCAACTCGGGAGCAATCTCTGCCATGTTGGCAGAGGCGGCGGCCTACTCGCGGCGCGTGAGCGAGGATTTCGACGCCGATCCGCATCTCTTGAACGTCGAGAACGGCACGCTTTGCCTCGACGGCGAGGTGCGGCTCAAGGCGCATGATCGCTTCGACCGCATCACGCGGCTTTGCGAAGTAAATTACAACCCGCAAGCGCCCGCGCCGAAGCGCTGGATCAAGTTTGTCGAGGAATGTCAGCCTGATGTCGGCGTGCAGTTGTTTTTGCAGCGCTGGCTCGGATATTGCCTTTCTGGAAGTATTCTGGAACAAAAGATTGCGATATTCGAAGGTCAAGGAAGTAACGGCAAGTCGACGATGATCGATGTCGTCGCTGCCATCCTCGGCAGCTATGCGGCCACCGCGCCGATCGAGACGTGGCTCTATAGCGAGCGCAAGTCGGGGAGCGGCCCGTCGCCCGACCTCGCGCGTCTGCCAGGTGTACGGCTCGTTCGTACATCTGAGCCGGAGGCGGGCGTGCGGCTCTCCGAAAGCGTCATCAAGCAATGGACGGGCGGCGAGCGCATCATCACGCGCAGGCTCAACCGCGACTTCTTCGAGTTCAAGCCCGTCGGCAAGCTCACCATGAGCTTGAACGTCAAGCCGTCGATCGTCGGCAAGGATTTCGGCATCAGGCGGCGCATCCTCATGGTGCCGTTCCGCGAGACGTTCGCGCGCCAGCCCGGCGTCGACTTCACGGCGATGCTGTTGGCCGAGCGCGAAGGCATCCTAAACTGGCTGCTCGATGGCTGGCGCCTCTACCGCGAGGACGGGCTCAAGGTGCCTTCGGCTGTTGAGGCGGCGACGGAAGCGTATTTTGCGGAAAATGACCCGATCGGGCAATTCGTGATCGAGGCATGCGAAACGCTCATAGCTGCGCCCGAAGTCTGCGAGCGCAAGTATATCTATTCATCGGGCGCAGACCTCTACGCGGCCTACAAGCTGTGGTCCGACGAAAACAATGCCGAGCCGAAGAAGCTGACGCCGTTCGGCAAGCGCCTCGGCGATCTCGGCTTCGAAATGAAGAAGATCGGTGCCAGCCGCAGGAAGATGCGGATCGGCATCAAGGTCAAACCTGAATATCAACCGACCGGCGAGGCGGCATAATGCGCTTGATCCGTGTTTTCCCTCGCAAAACGAAAGCCAGCCCGCGAGATGAACTCGCTTATTTCGGGCCTCCAGATATGTTCGCCGAGGCCGACGAAGTGCATGTATCTGTCACGTTTACGGCCGATAAGATCGCAGCCGAAAAACTGGCTTATCAATGGCAGCCCGTGGCGCCCGTCAGAATCGGCGGTGTTGCTTATGGCGATCGCGGCGAGGAGTTTGCGCCCGGTCGCTATATTCGCGAAGGATACATCTTTACGTCGAGGGGATGCCCGCGCCGGTGCTGGTTCTGCAGCGTATGGAAGCGCGATCCGACGCCGCGGCTTTTCCCGATCGTCGAGGGCTGGAATATCTTAGACGATAATTTGCTGGCCTGCCCGCGCCCGCATGTCGAGGCGGTTTTCGCCATGCTTCGCAAGCAAAAACGGCGCGTTGAGTTTACGGGCGGCCTCGAAGCTCTTTCTCTTCAAGATTATCAAGTCGATTTGCTTGCGGCGCTCACTCCGCGCCCAAATATGTTCTTTGCTTATGATCCAGGCGACGATTTCGAAACGCTGAGATCGGCGGCGCGCCGCTTAATCAAGGCAGGCTTTACGCCCGCCTCGCATCGCATGCGCGTTTATGTCTTGATCGGCTACCCGAAGGACACGGTCGAGGCGGCTGAAACGAGGCTTCGCCAGATGGCATCTATCGGATTAACGCCGCACGCGATGCTCTGGCTGCCGGAAACGCCCGGCGCGGAGAAATGGCGACCGACTGAAGCCTGGCGCGGCTTTCAACGGTTATGGGCGCGGCCTGCGATCATCCACACGAGGATCGCCGCATGATGCCGCCCTTCGACACGCGCCGCAGGCTTCGGCCGCACATCGCCGCGTCGCGCTTCGTGACAGCCGCATGCGAGCCCGATGCCGCCGCCGCCGAGTTCTCGGCCGATCTCTTCGAGGCGTTTCGCCTTTGGTGCTGGGCGACGAACACGCGGCCGATGAGCCAGACGGCGCTTGGCCGCGAGCTAGGCAAGCTCGGCTATGCGGTGAAACGCCGACACGGCGGACGGAAGGCGCGCGCAGGCCTGCGGCTGAGGGGATGCTGGGCGGAAATTGGGAAAAGCAGGCGCGTGTCGTCAGACCCGGCGCTCATGCCTTCTCATTGTGAGGCATGGACGGAAAACAAGCAAGAGGAAGAAGGCAATGCTCGAAAGTAACCGCAATCAATTAAAGAGACTAATATCAAGAATAGAGAATGTTGAAGAAGAAAAACGTGCGCTCTCTAAAGACATCAAAGAGCTATACGAGCAGGGCAAAAACCTCGGCTTCAACGTCAAGGCGATGAAGGCGCTCGTTAAGGAACGGCGGCAAGATCCCGATGAGAAGCGCGATCTCGACGCTATTCTCGACGAGTATCGCGAGGCGCTCGGCCAGCTTATCGACACGCCGCTCGGCGATGCGGCGCAGAAGCTTGCAAAGGACATCGCCGAGGGGGCACGCTTTCGATCGAGATCAACGGCGAAACCGTCGGCAAAGCAACGGCTCACTGAGCCGCGCAGACTGTTTCCTTTTTGCGACCAAAAACGGCCCACTGTTCACCGTCGTCGGATTTCTAAGGGTGAACAGTGGCCCGGTTTAGGAAACAGTCAGTTTTAAAATTTTGTATTTAAGTTCAAAGCGTTAAGGGTAAAAGAAACAGTGAAACAGTCGACATGAGTTCCGCATATGAGAAAACAGGGGAACGAAGTGAGAACAAACGCGATTTATAAGGCCGATACGGCGCAGACTGTTTCACTGTCTCCGAGCACGCCAAAACGTGCGCCGAAAGCCGTCGACACGCGATCGCCCGCGACCATGGTCGAACTGCTCATCTGGGCCTATGCGAAGCAGCGCGTGCGCGACGCCAGGGCCAGCGATGTGGCGAGCGGTCCGATCCCGTCGAGCTGGTCGACGACGGGCATCGTCTGCCGCGATCTAAGCTGTGGCGCCGTCATTCGCGGATCGGGCGGCGCTTATGTGCCGGTCGCGCATTCCGACGCGCATGTGATCGACGATTTCGTGCGCCGTCTGCCGGGCGATGAGCGCGGCCTCGTGATTCGCCATGCCGAGGCGCGGTCGGCGCCGGAATGGTCGCCATGCGTGCCGACGCTCGTCGCTGTGCCCGTGCTGCGCGGGCAATGGACGCTCGACACCTTCCGCGACGGCAACGGCCACGCGAAGGCGGGCGCGGTGCGCACCATCGCGGGCAAGCGCGACAAGCCGGTCGCATGCCTGATCAATTTCGAGGGCTATCCGCGCGAGCGCGCCGAAGCTGCGCATAGCTATGCGCGCGCGGTTTACGAGGCTTGGCACTGTGCGGTGCGCATCCTATGGTCGGCGATGGTCGCCGAGGATTGCCTCGCACGCTGGTGTATCACCGGCGTCGGCGCAGAGCGCGAGCCATGGCAGGCGAGGAAAGGGGTTGTACTGTGAGCGACAAGCCAAACGGCGGAAGAACGCCAGACGATTTGATGTACAGGATCAATTGTTTAATCCATGATCTCGACATGGCGCTGAAGTCGGCCAGACTTATTCGCGACGAACTGGTCGAGCAGCGGAAAGAGCGAAAGCGGGGCGAGCGTCACGCCGTGCAGAAGGGAAATCGCTTATCAACAGATTGAATAGGCCGCTTGCGCGTGCCGCGAATCCTTGACATAAGGTGATCAACTGGCGCGTAGAGTTCACACTAGGACCGAAGGCAATGCCGAGCGCGCCCGCTACCTTTCAACCCTCCGAACAACCCCGGCATGAACGCGAGCAGCACCGCAAGCGCGAGTTCGATCGTTATCGCGAGCACAGCACAGCGCGCGGCTATGGCTGGAAGTGGCGGAAGGCCCGTAAGACATTCCTGCTGCACCATCCGCTATGCGTCACATGCAATCGCGATGGCATAGTCATGCCAGCAACCCGCGTAGACCACATCAGGCCGCACAAGGGCGATCAAGTTCTGTTCTGGGACAAGACCAACTGGCAACCGCTCTGCGAAAGCCATCACAACGCCAAGACGGCGCGCGATGATTCAAACTTCGCGTCGCCAGCTCCAAAGAATTAGCAGGAGCCACCCTTCCCACCCTTTCAAAGCTTTTTCAGAACCCGCGCCGCAACCGCGCGCCCAGCAGCCGCGCCAC